ATTCTGGTATTCAGCGTCTGCACCTTCAATGAGAGAAAAGACAAAGTTATACATCTCTACATCTTTTTCTGAGAATCCCCAGTTCTTTGCAAAAGTCTTTTCATCTATCTTTCCAGTCAGCAATCCATATTTCTTTGTCTCATCTGCTCCCCTAGTGACCATATCTGAATCTTTCATGTTCACTGTTGGAAAGCTTAAAGGATTCTTCTTGATAGAAAACTTCGTATTAGTCTGTTCTACTCCAAGCTGCTCTTGCAAAGCATTCAAGTCTCTATATTTTTCTTGAGTTCTTGGAATAGGCTTATAATATCCAGTCATCCATGAATAGATTGGCTCTGCTAGCTTTTCTCCAACATAGGCACCAATCATTCCTGTGACAATGCTTGCTCCAGGAATTGGAATCAATGTTCCAGCTAATGCTCCAAGATAGCCTCCAACTGTAGCTCCTGCTATCTTTGCTACACCTGACCCTACGGTATGCTTCAGATTGTAGAATGTCTCTGACTTGAATATTTCTGGAAGCATTGAGACAAATGATACAAGCTCCATTATAGGTTCTAGATATGTATCATTGAACTGATCGAACATGCTGTCTAATGCTTCAAAGATGTCTCCATTCAAAATATCTTCAACAAGATTGAAGACTGGATCAACATATTTTGCTTTGAAATCTATGATTCTTTCATACAAGAAGTCTTTGAGGGCTAAGATCTTGTTGTAGAAGAACCCTACGATATAGCCTAAGATATATGCGCCTGGGCGTGTAGCAAAGAATGCAATGACAGACTTAGCTGTAAATCTTACTAGTGATGTCCTTTTAAGATATGAAAAGACACTCAAGATGTTCTTTCCAATGAAATGTATCAAATGGATTGTTCCTTTGAAGATAGAAATCGACAGATTCAAGAACGTCTTTGAAAATCCATATAGCATTTTCAAGACGCCTACTGCTATGTTCTTAGCTAGCTTCAATGTAAATATTGCGCCTTTTACTACTGAAATGATGATCTTAGCTTGCCATTCAAGCAATGAAAAGATGTTGCGCATGTGCTTTACTACAGCATTATTCGACTGGTTTATCTGCTTTGCTGCCCAAGTCATCATGAATGACCCTAAGCCATCAATTGCTCGAAGTGCTCCTCCACAGATGTCTGAGAAGAATGTCTTTGTCGCAACGTGGAGGACTTTTCTTACAATGTTCTTAGTTATATAAAGTGGCCTCAAGATTTTAGAGTTCTTTATGATGTCAACAGACGCATAGTCTTTTGTCTGCTTTACATAGTACTCTTTTATCTTTGATTCTTCATGAAGCGTGTCAATATAAGCATTTGGACTGAATCTATAAATATTGAAAAGATCTGGATTCCTTATCTTCTTTATGATGAAAGTATTGAGCTTTATGTATTTTTCAAACAGCTGGTTAGACTTTGTTATTGTCCTTGAAAAATCTCTCTTGAATTTTCCAAGTGTAGATATGTCAAACTCACGTTCTACAATTTTGCTTCCATCATCAAGTTCTTTTGTCTTTTTGTCACCTAAGTCATCAAGGTTCTCTTTTTCAAGCTCATTCAGCTTTTGGATCATGAAAATCAGCTGGTTGATGTTCTTTGACACAGCCTTGATGTTTTCTGTATCACTGTTGTCAATCAATTCTTTGATCTTCTCTAGTCCTGAATAGACTGATTCTGGAATGTCTTTTTCTTCTAAGTTCTCTGCAATCTTGTCTACGATCTCATCTACAGTCTTAGTTGAAAAATACTGCCTTATTTGGCTCTTTGCTTTTGGATCCAAGTCTTTGAAAAGCTTCTCAAAGAAATTCCTGTTCTGGCTGTCGATGTTCTTGTTCTGGTTCTCTATCAAAGCATAGAACACAGTGTAGAGGAAGTTTGTGACATTCTTCTGCTCATCTGCAAACATGGCTATAGTGGCTTTCAAGTCACTCTTGTTGTATTCTTTAAGCTGATAACCTAATGTAGCTCTATAGTCCATTGTCTAATCACTTTCTATTCTGGAGGTTTCCAACCGGGATCCATGTCATTCAGTTCCTTTATTGCACTTAGAAGAACTAACCTTGTTTGAACATCTTTTTCTGCTCTCTCTTTCAATTTTTTCTCTATAGCTTCTACTGAAAAAGCATCTGAGTCTCTTATTTCCTCTAACTTACCAATGTCTTCTGTCATTCCTTTCAAATTTGTCTTAGATCTCAATTCATCTATTGACATATTCAACACAGAATTCAATGTTGCTGCAACAGACTGACTTGGAGAAGACAAAACATTGATATTTATTGGATTTCCATTTTTGTCATATAAATTTGCATAAAGCTGTAATTTCTGTAAAAGCTTAGGATATCGAAGAGTGTCTGCTGCATATAAGAATCCCATCACCCTTTTATAGTTGTTTCCTATTGTAGATTTCAACAAATTCTTGTTTATGATTGTTGAATTATCTATCAATGAATTTATCTTATTGATGAAGTTTAATTTTTCAATAAGTTTATAGATGTTCTTCAGGTAAAAGTTGAAATATTGGACTCTAGCTTTGTCAGAACTTATCAATTGTATTGAAGAATCTTCATCTGAAATCTTGAAGACATCTCCATTCATTCCAAATTCTTTAATTACATTTGCAAAGTCATTGAACAATGCTTTGCCAGTGAATCTTACTAAAGCTGGATTGTCTGCATCTCTTAAGATTCCTGGAACAAGTGCATCAGGTGAAAATTCCAAATATGTGTTTGTTACATTCAACCCCGTCGTATTTGCTGAAGAAACTATTCCAGAATTTGTCTTTAAAGTTTTATCTACAGTATCTAAAGTGTTTCTAGCTGAAACCATACTCTCAGTAGCTTGGTCGACAAACTGGTTCAAGAATTTCTCTATGTCATGATGTGTTGCTCCTGTAGTGCTAGAAAGCTTTTGAAGCTCAATGCTGTTCCTGTTGAATGAATCTTGAAGCATCATATAGCTGTCATGGATGTCTTTGTCCATGTTGTTTATCTTTATCTTCAAGAACCTTAGATCAGCAATGTTTCCCGATTCTGCTCTCTTGAATGCATCTATGTATGAGTTTGCCATCAATTTTCTAAGATTGATGACAGTGTTCAGGACACCAATGTCTGTAAGCTGCTGCTGCCATGTATATGGCCTGAAGTGCGTTCCAGCTTCATCTTCTAATATTCCTTCACCTGTGTTCTCAAGGAAATGAGGAATATGGGCAGTCTTTATCTCTCCAAACATTGTAGAGTTCAATATCAAGTCTGCTATTGAGCCAAATGCTCTATGGAAAGCAAAGACGCCTGGAAGATTTCCTTTTTCATCAGCATGCTTCTCATAAAGCTGCCTGATTTCCTTCAACTTTGATGAAAGTTCTTCTATGACTTCTATCTCACCGGTCAGATGAGAAAAAGCAGAATTCATCTTCTGCAGGTCTTCTTCAGTTATGTCTAACCTATTGCTTTGGCCAGAAATCTTCTTCTGTACTCTTCCCCATGTATTCTTAAAATCTGTTATTGAAACACCATAGATTGCTCTGAACCTCTGCTTTATTGTCAGCTTAGGATCATCTGGATTGAATGCTGGATCTTGAGTATATCCGATCATGAATGCACCAGCGACAGCTGCACCAGCTATAGCAGCAGCTATTATCTTTCCGATTGCTCCAGCAAACTTGATAGATGATGCTGCTTTGACAGTCATTCCAACATTCAGCATTGATGTTGCTTTTCCTGCAACAAACAGATTCTTTACAAAATTTGCATTCTCAATGATAGGAAGTCCAAATGTCTCAAAGACATTGTTCAATCCATTTATCACTCTCTTTGTAAAGACTTTGGCGAACATTGCTACACTTATCAGTGTAGTGACTACCTTTCTTCCTTTTTCTACAATGTCTGCAAGCCTTGCTTTTCCTTTCTGGTAGAACTGATATGCTTTGCTGTTCTGGATTTTTTCAACTAATGCTGACTTTGTCTCACTGAATTTCTTCTCAAGTTCTTGGACTAGCTTTGCCCTAAGTGATTTTCTTGTCAAGAACGTATAGATATATCCAGTTGCATAGCCTAGAGCATATGCCCCTTCTCTAGTTATAAGGAATGCAAACAATGCTGCAGCAAAAGTCTTCTTCATCAGCCCAGCTACGAACTTGACTGCTTTTGCTGAAAGATTCAACACCGGCTTCAATGTTGGAAGAACAATATGCCTTACTAAGAATGAAACAGAATTTATGGCGAAGTTGATAGAAAACGAGACAACTTTCCAGATAGTGTTCAACGTAAAGAACAGAAGATCTACAGCTTTAGACAATCCATAGCTGACTAGCTTCAATGCTGGACCAAGGATCAAAGCTCCACCAACTGCTAGCCATTTCAATGAACCTTTCAAAAACTTCAGTGTCTTTTGGACAAAACTATACGTCAAAAGCTTAGTCTTGACTGCAACAATCTTGTCTTTTATCCTTCCAAGTATCTTGATTGGAAGCTTTATTACATTCCGTATTATCCAATTGTCTACAAAGATGAACCTTAAGACTTCTTTAACCTTCAAGAAGAATGGGCCGTTCTTCACCCAAATTACACCATTCTTTATTCCACGTGTGATGAAATTGTTGACAAGGTGCTTTCCTAAGAACATTGTCAGTCTGACAGCGCGATTGTATGAGAGGATTCTTATTTTTCTTCCCATTCCACGGATGAACTTAGTTATTTTTCTTCTGTGGCTTTCAATTATGCCAGGAAGATACTTGTAGTCTTTTGAAAATCCAACATATGCTTTGTAGTATTTGTTGAGATTCGTCTTATATGAATTCATCAATTGGTTGATGTCATTTACATTCTTGTAGACCATTTCATTGTTAGCTGAAATGGTGCTGAAGAACGTTGACTTCAATCTAGTCTCTTCAGCTTTAAGACGGTTTATCTCAGAGCGGCTTAGTCTGTTGTTGTATTTGATCTTAAGCTTAAGCTTTCTTACTTCAAGCTGATATTTCTGGAATTTATAAAGGAGTAGTTTCTTCTGTTCTACAAGTTCTTCTTTTGCATTGTTCAGAAGGGTGATGATGTTAGCAGCCTCTTTGTCGCTGTAAGCAGAAAAGATTTCTTGAAGAGACTTGATGATGTCGGCTTGAAGGACACTTATCTTGTCTATCTTCTCAGAATCACTTTCTGACTTATGCTCTTCTAGTTTTTTATCTATTCCTTCAGTTATGTCCTTTATGAACTTTTCATATTCATCTGCCGCATAGCTGTTAAGATATTCATAGAAGATATTGAACTCATTCAGAATTGTAGCCTTGAGGCGCTTAAGCCGTTCTTTGTTGTCATCAATAAAATTGTTGTTGTATAATACAATAATTTCATTCAATGCTTCTAAGACTTTCTTGTTGTCCTTAGAAGCAGTAGTCTTAGAAAGAAGTCTTTCTAGAGAAGCCTTTGTTAAAGGAATCTCTTTTATATCTTTTCCAAGTTGTCCTTCTGTTCCGACTGGTGCTTCAGGCATAATAATTACTAATTACTTTTTTAGCAATTTTCAAGCATCCTGCCGCACAGTCTAATTTATGACATTTTTCTTGTCTGGCAACTTCATTATGTTCAAATAGTCTCTTAGATTGACAAGCTGCTCAATCAATGTGTTCTTGCCATTCTTCATGTTATTTTCCTCATCTTCAATCTTCTTGAGAAGCGTAGTGAGGAAATTCTGGAAGTCCCACATCGTCATAGATTCCTCTATTTCATATGGGTTTATTCCACGCCTTAGAAGCAAGAACATCTCGGCTTCAATTATCCACCTGTAGAAATGGCGGTCTAATTGGCCGATCATGTAAAAAAATCAGCAGTGTTTCCTATGCCTTCAGATGTCTCAGCTCCACATTGCAAGCACTTCCTATAAGCAAATGCTTGCTGGACTTTGTCAATGAAGTTTGATGAGATGTATTTCATCACGCCAATCTTGTCATTGAAGATGATGTTCTGTGGGAATGATGCTAGAAGCTCTTCAAACTCTGCATATGAAAGCAATGAGAAATCGACAACTGTCTTGTCGTCCTTGTTCTCTTTGTCAATCAACTCTACTTTTCTGATGTAAAGGTTGATGTATTCAAGAGAACCAAGGTCATCTAGAGCTTGAATTTCTTTGTTTGAAGCTCCTTTGTACTTTCTTGCATATTCTTTGTAGAACTGAGAGACAGATCTTACAGTTGGATAGTTGATTGTGAAATTGTAGATGAAATTGCTGTCTTCAACAGTATAAGTCTGGTCAGTCAAATCAAATTCATTGAGCTTGTCAATTATTTCTTGGAAGTCAAGCTCATATTCATTTTCAGCTCCACATTCTTTGCACTTGAAGCTGACTTTGTTCAGATCATAGTTGTTCTGATAGAGCTGCATCAGAATGCGCATTCTGTCAAACTCTGTCATATTGTAGATGTCAAAAGTATGTGACTTTACATAGTCTTCAATGTATTTCTTCTGGAAGTTAGAGCAGAACCTTTGATATTCAGAAGAACCTGCGACTAAGTCTTTCTGGTTTTGCAGTTCAACATCAAGAGCATCGGCGACTGAAGCTTTTGCTTCTTGCCTGAACTGCTCTGGATTTGCTTCAAGGCAGAGCTGATTGATGATTGCGCATTGAGTATCATAGACAATGTCTCTTCTAGTCTCATTCTCGATGATAGTCTTTGAAAGTTTCTTCTGCTCTGCAACTGAAACTTCCCTGAAATTCACTTCTCTCTTCAAAGAATTGACATAGATGACATTCAGCTTTGTAGAAAATTTCTCTTTGAAAAGGTTCTTGATTGAATTTGGATTTTTTATAACTTGTTCTGCCATAATAGATTGCAATTACTACTTTTTTATATTATACAATTGTCCGAATAGCTTATATCCGAACAATTACTATTTACTTTTTTGCAATATTTTAAGTTTCTGGCTAAAATAGAAAGTAAATAGTAAAAATACAATTTTATAGAATCATGGCATATAAGACACTTCTTCAAATACCAAAAATAACAAATGATTTAATTGAAAGCAATGGATTAGACTTAGCTTCAGCATGCTTGTATGGAATCTTACAAGATGATTCTGGATCATGGGACAGCTACAGCTTTGATATGCCATGCATAGCTAAATATGTCAGTGACTACTTCAATCTTCCTATTGTCCAGATGAAATCTGAATTAGGAAAAGCAGATGAGCTTGCTAAAGAGTTTGAAGCTTTGAAAGCTGGTTGGAACCTTGATGTCTCTAACACTTTAGCTAAAGTAAAAGACATTGAGCGACTTGAAGAAGTACGAGAAGTCGTAGAGCAGATCTATTCTGACATAATGCTTTTCTCCGGTGACACTGAAGCTGGAAGAGCTGTCTTGACAAGATTGACTGAAGTAGAGAACAAAGTCAAAGAAAATTCAGCAGCTCTTGAAAAGATATTGAATCCTGACAGTGATGAGCCAGCAATAGCAGATGATGAGTTTGATGAAACAGCTGACATTGATGCTCCATCTGGAATGATAACACTTGGAACAAACAACTTGACTGAAGGCATGACAAAAGTCATCAACTCATTGTACACTACGACAAACTTCAGCCAAGACTGCATCAGATTTGATGCTGATGGCGCTTCTTATCGTACTAGTGATGGCCAACTAAGTGATATATACAATCCTAATAAGACAAACTGGTGGAATGACTACACCACATGCTTTGATTCAGGCCAAGGAGTAGAACAAGCTTCAGATTTGAACACTAACGACAACCAGACTATAGGAATTAGGGGCGCTATAAACATCTACAGCGGCCATTTGAAATATCAGTGCGTCCAAGGCTACAATGAAGAAAATGAAGATGGAACGCCTAATACTGACAGTGGTGTTTCAAAATCAAAGATAAAATATATGCTGTCCGGTGAAGTTGTCAAAAACTGCATTGCCAATTTCTATCTTTCAAGACTATGTCCTACAAGATATATGAAAGACACTAAGCCTTTGTATTGCCATTTGAACATCAATGGAAATGCAGTCTATTCTATAAGAAAAGACGACTATGACAACCATAGCAGCAATCTGCTGAACCAGATTGGAGACATTGAATACCGATATCCAATGTTCTACAATGCTTATTCTGGATATCTTTCAGCTGGAACAAAGTTCAGCATTCAAAACACCGTGACAGTTGACAACTATCTGCAGGTTGCAGCAGCAATAACTAAGAACCTGTCAGATCTTTCTGCTGACTTGAGCACACATGGATTCACGGTTGCAAACAGCCATCGTTTGACTGCTCCTTTTGGATATATAACGACTGAAGAGCTTGATCTCCCGATTATCTACACCTACAAGCTCGTCTATCACTTCTCTGACTGCAATGGTGACTATTTTGATCCTGCTCCAACAATTGAATACGAGTATGACGTAAATGACAACAATGAAAGCTATGTCTCATGGCCAGTTGGTGATGAGCTATACAACCTTTCAGCATATTCTTATGAAGAGACAAAAGAATACAAAGCTGGAAGCTCTACATTTACAATCAACAGACCTACAAACTCAACCCTTGTCTTGAGATTGAACCAGATACTGCTGTATGGTGAAAGCCATAGCAGATGGAATGACTTGACAAATGATGGATGGATGGACTTGAGAGAAGCTGCTTATCTTGAAAATCCAGAAGGTGAAGAAGATCCTTATGGAGCATTCATAAAGCTGAACTTCAAAAGAATGAAGAACTATGTCTTTGATGCTCCAGACAGTGACATAATCAAAAAAGACATTTGCTATACTGTGACAAGCGACAAGACAATTGAAGTCACACTAGACAAGATTATTGGAAATGTCGTCCATGTATATTTGAAATATAAACGTCCTGAAGAAGAATAAACTAAAAACCTCCACAAAAGTGGAGGTTTTTTAATCAACTTGTTCGTTCCCAAAAATAAATTGGAATGTAAAAAGGCCGATTGTCAAATTCTACTTCTGCAGTATTTTTAACTGTATTTTTTACAGTTTTTCCGCCAAAATTATAATTTTGACTAGTAGTTGCCATTCTTCCTTTTACTTTATCTCGTAAATACCAAGGAGAATATCCCGGTCTTGATGCTCCTTTAGTATTATGATAAGTTGTTTTAATTTGACATGTTATTGCATTTCCACGTTTTATATTTCCATGCCCACTGAATGAACCACCACCAAAATCATGTTTATGCTTTGGCAATCCAACTTGATCTTTTGTCAACTTTATAAAATCTTTTCCATCATTGCTGCTTGATGGTACACCATAGCTTACTCCTGAACCTGCACCAACTATAAATCTTTCACTTGCAATCATTTTCCATGTTCTACCACCAAAACGATTTTTAACTGATGCTTGTGATGAAAGTGATGTAGCTATTACCATTCCTGTATAGCTTGGCATTTTACCAAATATAAACAAAGAACTTAATAGGTTGTTATATGCTGATGACAATGCCTCTTGTGCTTTTGCCAAATATGTTATTTGAACTAAAGACTTATCATATATGATATTTTCTAAAGAACAGGATATTTCTGATTTAAAACTCCATTGACCTGAAATTTCATAATTTCCACGAATAAAATTTCTAATATAGCACTTTGAAATATCATCCATGCTCATTTTAGCTGATGAATATGTATTTTTAGAAATATAATCAGCATCTAAAAGATACAATGAACTTAATATGTCATCTGCTAAAACTGCAGTAAAATCATGAATGTTTATGTTTTTTACCATTTAAAGTACCCTCTTCCAAATGTAGAAACACTGATATTTTGGCCTATTGTTAAATGCTTCTTTTGCATCTTCTCCATATGGCATTGATTCTGTGTTCAATGTAACCGTTGAAGAAGAATGACAGCCGGCATTCGTAGGTGGAGTTACATTGACTAAGAACTTTTTCCCACCGTGCCTTCCAAATGGAATACTTTCAGGACCCCAATTTGAATCATAAGTCTTATAAGAAACTTTAGTAGATTCAGCACCAACAGAACTTGAAACTGTATGATTATGTGATGGTATTGCACCTTGCATTGACAACAGTCTCCAATCAGAATTTATAATATTGCATGGATCATCTATTGCATAAGATGAATGATTTCTTTCACTTCCTGGTTTTGCACCAGCAATGAAAGCTGAAGCATAATCTTGAACCCATTTGACACCACCATAGATACTTATAACTTTTTCTTCTGTATCTAGTGTTGAAAACAATCTCATTCCAACATAGCTTGGAAGATGAGGTCCATGATATATAAATGTGCTTAAATCATCTAATAACTTTATAAACCAATCATAAACTCCATCAACAGTTTCTTTGGTTATTAAAACTGTTGGTTTTTTAATTGCAATATTTGTTACTTCTTCTGCTTTATATGTATTGCTATACAATATTGGTGATTTTATAAAATTCCATGATCCATATATTTCAGTATTTGATTTTAATAATTCTTTTTCAATATATGTAGACAATTCATTTACTGTTGATTTATAATTGTTCAATTTATCTGTAAGTAGAACTAAATCATCATTTTTAATGAATTTCTTGTCTTCTTTCCTATTAGAATAAGAAAGGCCTGACAAATCTGTTATTTTTGTATGAAACAATCTAGCCATATTATGATATTCTTTTCCACATATATAATCCAAAATATTTTGGACGCATTTTTATTGATGTTTTAGCATTTATTTCAGTATTGTTGTTCAATCCGCCTTTTTTATATCCAATGTTTACACCTATACCCATACTTCCTATAGAAACTGTTCCAAATGATGTTCTAGGATCTGCTGAATTTTCTATATTTACTGCTTCTAGTTTATTCCATTCTTCACGTGATGGTGTATGTTGTTCAAAATATGGATTACCACCATTGCATTCTGAATTAGAACATCTTCCTTCTATATATCCATTACCATCATTATAATCAAGTGAAATTGTATGACCGCATTTTGGACATCTACAACTGAATTCACCACGAGCTTGAAGTGAATTATTCATTGTACTTCTTATTTGTGGTATTGATCTAGTAGTTCTGCCATATCCACACTGAGCACAATATCTTGTTGATGCATCAATATCTGTCTGTATATAGGTTTCATTTCCGCAGCTTGGACATTTCTGAGCATTTGCCCATATTTCTACTTCTTTTTTCTCAGCTGCTGTTAATTTTCCTCTATTTTCATATCCAGATTGGGTTTCACTATGATCTTCTCCTTCAGTTATGCTAAAATTATTTTCTGTTTGCGTATCAGCTATTTCTCTATTAGAATCATTTAATTCATAAGATTGTTGTACTTGATTATCTATTTCTGATCCTACATTTACAATTTTTCCATTGAATTCTACTTCATCTGGAATAACTGGTTTATTGTCTACATTTACATTCCAATCATTGTTAAATTTTTCAACAGCATCTTTTACTGATTTTGGAAAATTTTTATTGTTGTTTAAAATGCTTGTTGCTTGTTGACTTAAACCAAGTGCAGCATAATTTGGAATGTAAGAAATGTTTGGAATTTCAATATTTGATGTATTTGCAGCCCTAGCAAAATTTCCCCAATCAAAATGAAAATCATACTTTGTTAATGGAACATCATTTATAGGATTTAATATTGCTGATTCTGGAGTAAGTTGAATATTAGATGTTAAATGTGGCGTTCCAAAACTTCCCCAATCAAAATGAAAATCATAATTTGATTGTGGAACTTCATTTAATGGATTTAATATTGATGATTCTGATGTCATTGCATCTTTAGCTGTGGATGTTGCTGTTCCAGCGGCTGCTTCTCCTGCTTGAGAATATAAACACCCTCCTACAATCAATGCTGAAGCAATAGCTAATATTTTTGCTCCTAACAAAATATTAGATATTGCACTTGCTGAAAATTCAGTATGATGTTTTAATACTTTTCCTGATAAATATGCAGCAAGTCCAGATGATGCAGATGTTACCATACCAGCAGCAACACCAGCTAAAGTACCACCTGAAACAAATGATATTATTACACCAAGAACTGCTAATGCAACTATACTTACAACACATGCGCCTGCAATCAAATAATCATGAAGTCTGCTGTGTCTTCTATGCGCTCTTCCTCCTCCAGATCCAACAGGAACTGTCCAACCACCTGTACTAAATGTTCTTGAAACAGAACAACTTGACATGTCATGTGAATGGAAACATACAGGAGACTGCTTGACAGTCAACTTTATTGTATCATTTCCACCAATAGCATTGAACTTATAAGAATTCATCAAATCATTTGCACCAACAAGGCATTTGTTCTGGCAAGTCAATTGCCAATTGTTTCCACCATATATCTCTTTTATTTTTGCTTCACTTCCAGATGATGATGTAACAATCATTCCAACATAGCTAGGAATATGTGGATGGTCAATGTCATAAATGTAGTTTGAAAGCTCAAACAATTTTTTCATTGCTTTTTCATACATACGGTCTACATACCATTTTGTAGCAGCAGATTTACTACTAATGTTTCCTGTAAGCATGTAGTTTGTAGTTGTTGGATTTATCCTAAAGTTCCATTTTCCAGAAATAGATTCATCTTTCTCAAGCATCCTTTGTCTTATTTGGGTACTTAATTGAGAAATCGTTGAATTATATCCTTCATATGGATAATCTTTGTCTATTCTCTTTGTGTATTTGTTCTTGTAGTTTGGCCTTACAATCAACAATAGATCATTTGCCACTACATCTTTATCTGGTGGCAGATCATATATTGTAGAGTTTTCTATATGGTTTATGTTTAGAAGAGAATCTTTAGCCATGATTAAACTGCATATGTCTGTGTTAGTTCTTCAATGTTTGCTGACTGGTTAGCGCAAATTGCATTTATGATGATCCATTCAGCTGTCTTCACTGGAATTACTCCAATTGTAGCATGCATTTCATTGTTCTCGATTGTCTGGACAGTGTTGTTTGTCTCATCACAGACAACATCAAACTCTTTTATTCCGCCTCTGTTCTTGATGTCTGTCAGATATTCAATCAAGACATCTCTAAATCTGTTTATCTGAGCTGTAGTCAGACCTTCATATTTGAAGTATTTTCCAATCTCTCTGACATCTTTCTCTATCATCAGCATCAAACGGCGGACATTGATTCTGTCAAGCGCAGTCTTTTCTTTCTGGAAGGTCTTCTGCCCCTCAAGAGTTATTCCATCTAATGGATAACTTATGGCATAGTTCCACCTTCCATTGTAGATGACTTCTGCTTCTCTTGGATTTGGAGTAAATGCGACATCAAAGACATCTTTGATTACTCCACGTGTTATTCCAGCAGGAGCATGCCATGGAGCAAACAATCTGTCTGTATAAATGAACTGCCCAACAGCCTTGATCGATGGTGGGCACCAGAAGAAGTCTCTAGCAGTATCATCATATGCATAGAACCAGTCACTGTAGCCACATGAATATGAAGAGTTGAAAGCTGTCATGTATTTCACTCCTGGAAGAATTGTGTCCTTTATCGTATTTCTAGGAGCAGTCTTTCTAATGATCTTTCGGCTTCCACTGATGCAGAAATGCCTTGGTCCATCTGCAACAAATATGCAGTCTTTTCTGACATTCTTAGTGAAGTTGTCAAATCTTTCAATGACTCTTCTCCAAATGCCAGTGTTTCTGTCAGTGACAGAATTGAACTTTGTCATATAGATTGTAGATGTTGGGTCAAATTCGATAGGTACATCATCAACAAGGTATTTCTGCTCTGTTGTGACTTCTGTATCAACCATCGTATGGACATATTGAGCGATGTTTGAGACACCAGCATCAGCTATGATGTCAATTCTGAACCTGTTTGGATCTTCTAGGTTCTTGAATGCAATGTCCATTGGCTTCAGGATTGAAGTATTTACAGAAATGTTCTTTTTGCAATCTTCAAGGTAGAAACCAAGAGAAGTTATTGTCTGGTTTCCAATATAGAAGATGTCGCATCTTTCGGTTGCATTTGCTAGCAATGAAGGATTCAATATAGAATCATCAATGATTGTAGATCCATCTGTTCTTCCATTGATAGCATTTTTCAATTCTTCTCCAGATATTGAAACTGTAGCTGTTGCTAAGTCTCTGCTCAATCTGTCACGTATTTCATTTACGCTCTCACGTGTCTCACCTAAGGAATTTGTCCTGTCAAGCTGTTTGTTTTCAAGAATTGAAGGAACCCTGACTTGGACATTTATTCCTTGGATGTCTGAAGTCTGGATTCCATTTGCAAAGTCTGGAGAATCAAAGTTAGTGAATGGGACATTTGAGAACATATTGATGTATTGTGACCTTCTGTTCACAATGTTGTCAATGAAAAGGTTCTCATTTGTGACAATGTTCTTAGCTTTATGGTTCAATGAACCAGTAAATACTTCAACTGGGATAAAATTGATCTTGTTGTTGTTTGCTGGATCAAGCATCATCTTGAAGACAACAATACCAATCTGCTTCAAATAGTCTTTTTCAAAGTTCCTGCTTGAAGCATAGCTGATTGATGGGAACAGCAATGCTGCAGTCTTGTTGACTGTATCGCTGTTAGTGTTGTCTTCAACAATGTCAAGGTTCTGTGAGAATGTAGACAGTTCGTCTTTCACTGTCTGCGTTGTTGGAAGATATTCATTTCCATATCCATTTGGAAGAGTCTTGAAAGCATCGTGCCCGATAGCGCTGTATGATGACAAAGATTCAAGTGGAGAATCTAGCATGTACTGGTAGTATAAGGCATTTACAGCTGTAGTTATGACTGGGACTATTCCTAGATATTGGTAGATCTTGTTGTTTATAGCTTCAAGGTTGCTGTTTCTTCCATATCTCCTGCGTGTCATATCAACTATGACAATGTCGCCTAAGTTTACTTTAGTATGTCTTGTAATAAGGCTGTCTAGCAGGTCCATATCAATAAGTCCTGCATCATTTGACAAGACATTCAATGATGATCCAGAATTCTGAGTTGGTTCTTTTGACTTGATTTCACAGACAAGCTGTATTGAAGGATCTAGATTGCTTACTTCTGGAATTCCAAGCTCATTGACAGTCTTAAGTTCAGTGTTTTTGTAATTTACATGATATCCAACGAAAGAATATTTGTCTTTTGAATTGTTGTCATAAGGAAGCTTGTTAGCGAAAAACCTTCCTCCCTGCTCAAAGACTGTCTTTGCAGTATTGTAGAAATAGCGTTCTGCTTCATTTGTAGGATATCCATATGTTTCTACGAAATCTCGAAGTGACAAAACCCATTTTGTATCATAGTCATCGCCTTTGTCTGCAAAGCCAAATGCTAATGTCGTAGTATTGACTGCAGATCTGTCAAATGCACCATATTGAGATTTGTCAATTTCATTAAGTTCAACACCTGGACTATTAAATTGTCGTGAAATCATGTCTTTTTATCAAAAATATTCTTAAATTCTATTTACTTTTAATAAAATCTTGAAACTAATGAAAATTTTTCTTGAAACTTGGTATTTTATTGGTATCTATATATTTATTAATAGTATTTAGAATCTGAATAGATATGAATCTTATATAGTACTTTATTCGCCGAAATAGAAAATCAGATTCTGTAAAATATTTCATGGACAAAGAAAAGCTAGTCTTAGCAGAAAATGATGAGCTGAACAAGATCATAGATGAGTTCAACTCAGATGTTCAAGTAACCGTTCAGAACATCAGAGAGAAAGCTCTGATGGTGTCTACTATCCGTTCTAAATGGCTAGCAAGATACATGAAAGAGAAAGAGAATCTAGAGCGCATTTCTGCTTTGAAAGCAAAAATATTGAAAGAAAAGGTAGCAAATGGAGCTAGCCAGTCTATTTTGAACCTTAAGTCTAAGGACATCATAGAGCAAAGTGACGACAAAATCCAACGTCTGAACAAGCTCTATAAAATGACTCAGTCTATCATTGAATATCTAGAAAGGGGTTTCAACATCCTTGATGGATTTGGATTCCAGATAAAGACAGTCCATGAAATCCTTAAGAGCCAGGGCGTCTGATGTTTGAGCAGTATGTAGACAATCTGAGTGAAATGGATGAGATTTTTCCACAAGGAAAAGTCTTTCGGATTGTCTTTGACAACACTGTAGCAAAATTCAGAATACTTGCAAGAGACTATTATGACCTTGAAAAGATCATAATGTCATTTTCAGTCTCTAATGAATCTGCTTTCTTTTCAAAGCAATATGGGTTCAAGGCTGAAGATCGACTCTACTCTGTCAACAAGTTTGGATTCTTTTCAATTGGCCTTATCTTTGAAATCTTTGACTATATAAAGTCTCAATATGGCACATTAGACGTCATTGCAATGTCTCAGAATGCTAAACAATTTTTAATAACATTTCTGATGCCACTTAAAGACTTCATCAGGAGGCACGATCGAGATTCATTCGAAGTAAACAATGTCTCATCGAAGATTCAGATGAGAGACTATCAGATAAATGCTATAAAAGCTTTGTTGTTCGATGGATATGGAAGAGGACTAGTAGAACTCCCGACTGGGTCTGGAAAGTCATTTTTCATTGCAAATTTCATCTACACCTTATGGAAGCAATATGATTCTAGCTTGAAGACATTGATCTATGTCCCAAACAGACAGCTAGTTGATCAGTTCTATACAGACCTTCTAGACTATGGATTCAACAAAGAAGATTTGACAAAGTTGACAGCTGGATTGAAAAAAGATGAAAAATATGATCCAGACGCTAAAATCATAATTGCAAACCGGCAATACCTTTTCAAAAACAAAGAAAAGCTTCCCAGGATAGATGTCCTTGTCTGTGATGAAGCGCATCAGTGCGCTGACTATAAAAGCGTAACATATCAGTTCATTGAGCAGCTGAATGCTAAAATAAAGATTGGATGCTCAGGTACATTGCCAAGAGACAAATTCAAAAAATGGTCTCTCATCGGACTGTTCTCAAAGATACTTTACACAGAAAACATTGTAGCTCTTCAGAACCAGGGCTATCTAGCAAATGTAAAATTGACGGTGTTCAACATAAATGACACCACTGTTTCAAACAACAGAAACATTTCATTCAATGAAGATTCATACCAGAAATATGTAGAAGGTGGCGACATTGCATTCAACCAGTCATATTCTGATGAACTAGAATATATGAACAAGAACTGCATGAACTTGTATGAGAAAGTCTTAGACTATTTGAAAGACCAGCAAGGAAATACATTAGTTTTGTTTGACAGGATAGAATTTGGAAAAGCGCTTCACGAGTCTATTTCAAGCAAATGTGAAGGAAAGACTGTCTACTACATTGATGGAAGTGTAAAGCCTGAATATCGAGAAGAAGTCAGGAAGAACGTAGAGCTAAATGACAATATCATCATTGTAGCTCAGACTGCTACGACAAGCACTGGAGTGAACTTCAAAAACCTTAGAAGGATCATGTTCTCTTTCCAGACAAAGTCAACAACTCAGATTGTCCAGTCGATTGGAAGATCATTGAGGCTCCATAAAGACAAAGATTTCTCAGAAATAATTGATGTTGTATTCCAATTCAAATATTCTAAAAAGCATTTTGATGAACGAAAGCGAATATATAAAGAGTTCTACAATATCAAAAAAGCAGACAAAGTAATACAAATAGAAATTTAAAAAGGTCAGATTGCTCTGACCTTTTTAAACAATTTTTTGAAGATTTCAATTAAGCTTCATCATCTTCAGTTTCAGAATCTTCATCAGATGGAAGTGGATCTTCTTCACCTTCATCAATTCCTTGGAAGAAATCTTTAGCTTCTTTCAAGTCATCTTCTGAAGCGTCATCTTCAGATGGTTCACCTTCTGGCTCTTCTTCCTCTTCTTCCTCATTCACTTGGTCATTCTGGAAGAATTTTTTGACTTCATCATCTTCACTGACGATATCTCCAACATCTGGATCATCTTTTTCTTTGTCTTCTTTTTCTTCATCTTTCTTTTCAGAAAGCATAAAGTCTTCAGCATCGACATCTTGGAAATTTGCATCTTCATCTACTGGCTTTTTGTCAAATAGCTCAGATGCATCTACCATGTCTTCATCTTCTTCGAGACCAGCATGCTTTCTAGCTGTTGTATCATCTGTTGGTTCATCATCAGATGCTGCATCTTCATCACCTAGAGAAAAATCTTCATCTTCTTCAGACTCATCTTCTTCAGGTTCTTCATCTTCCTCTTCTTCTGTCACTGGCTTTTTGCCACCTTCTTTAGCATTGTCTTCAAACCAGTCTTTTGCTGATTTAAGTTCGCCTTTGCCTTCATTGTCTTCAGGTGGTTCTTTTGATGGTTCTTCATCAGATGGTTCATCTTCTTTAGCATCATCAGATTCATCGATGTCATCAGTTATAGAATCATCTTCTTCGGAATCATCTGGCTTGACTTTGTTTTCTTTCATGTATTTTTTAAGAAAACCGAACATTTCATGCTTATCTTCTGTTTCATTTTCAGATTCATCGATGTCGTCATCAAATGTCAATTCAGTTTCTTCAAGGAGATTTTTGCTATCTTTGTTGAGCTTTTTGTATACTGATATAAGACTCTCATTCTTCATCACAATAGCTCTATCAAAGTCCTTTAAAATGTGTAAATATGTTTTCATGATATTTTGTTTTGTAGTTTAAAGCTTTGTTTTGTCTATTAAAAACAAAATATATTTACTTTTTAAAGAAACAAGTTAAAAGTAATTAGATTAGTAGCATTAATATGTCAAAGATCCAAAAGCAGCATGATGAGCTTAGGTTCATCGAAAAGAACAAACTCAAAGAAGAATCACGAGTGATAGGAAACTATTACAAAGATGTCATTCGTGCATATGGAGTAGATGCAAACTACTACAAGCTTAAGACTCCATTTCCAGAAATCTTTTCAAAGATAGTCTCAGACAATAGCCTTCTGAAGCATGCATATGGATATGAAGGAAACAAAGACTACAGCATTTCTGCAAAGGTAATCACTTATCTTGAAGTTGAAAATGACATATTTGAGCTGAACAAATTTGGATCTATTCCTAGCACAGAAGTCAACTTCTACTTTGAAAACATAGATTTTGCTACAGCTTTAGCTCCTGAGCTTGGAAAGTTCAAAGAATATAAAATCAAAGAAGAATACATACAGATTGAATTTGATGATACAGAATTTGACAAGCTCAACATCAAGAAGGAATTTGCTTCAGACATTTTGACTGGTCTAGTAGAGATTCCGCTGAATGATGTCGAATGTGAACTAGACAAAGAAACAACAATACAATGCGATGTAATAAAAGTATCAGCTCCACATTTAGACTTTGCTGTAAATGAAGACCTGTATAAAAGCTTCAACTACCATTTAGGTGGAAAAGCAGCTGACGACATCATTGTCAACTTCACTTTTACTGTCCATCAAATTGAGAACACTAACAAGTTTGTCCTCAATGGAATGATGAAAGGAGCAGTATTGTTCAGAGATCTGACTTTGATTGGAAAATATTATCAAGAAATCCATCCGGAAGTTGGAGACATTGTGACAATAGACTTCCCTGATGGAAGATCAAGAGAGCAGTTCCAGATAACAGAATGCACAGACAAGAACATTACTTCTGATGGATTGAATCCACTTCTCCACAGATATATTTGGAAGTGCAAAGCTAAACGCTACACTCCAACAAAGACAGAGGTCTTCTACGAAGAGAACCTTGCAAACAAGCAAGTCCAAGAGAAGATTGACCTTGAAAATGCTGCAATGGAAGAAATAGTCAAACAAATCTCAGAATACAATGACTGGGATGATGACAAAGTCTATGGTGGCTATGAAAGAAAACAGAAGTTCATCGACATCAATGACCTTGAATACAACTCTAAGCCTATTCCATATTCAACAATAGATGATGGAACACTCATAGACATCTTTACATTCGCCAACAAATGCAAGCTTTGCACCAATGGATATGACCTTTATTTCAAGAACTCTAAAGACCAAGCTATAAATGTCACAGACCAATATGTAGAAGTCAATGACAAGTCAATTGTAACCGATGGAAACATCCAATTCTTGAAAGCTACAGATGACCTTGTCATATTCAACAACATTGAAGACAAAGCAATAAAGATATGTGATGGAAATTATCCATTGATAAGCTCAGAGATTTCTACATGGATATCTTCTGACACAGTCATTGAGAAAAAGGACCTTGGACTTCATGCATTGAGCAGAATCTACGAGATCTACAATGACATGAAGGAATTCAAACGTTGTGTCCCATTGATAAATGACAAGACTTTCTATGTCCACGGATTCTTCCCAACAGGGACAGAGCTTACTGGAGAGACATATGATGACTGGCATGTTGTTCCAACAGATGCTGTCTATTTCAAGCTTTCTGCATTGCTAGACAAGAATTCATACTTCAGCCAGAAGTTTGAAGAAAGATATGGCCACTCATTCAATCTAGATGTCTTTGGAGATGAAAACACGACAGTAGAGCAGAAAATAGAGACGCTTCTGCAGATGTATGAGCAAGTGTTCTATCCAGAAGATTTCTGCTCATTCAGGCATACTACTGATGTCCGTCATGGACCAACATACAACACTATACGGTATGATTTTCCAAAGTTTGAAGGAAGTCCATTAGAAAAATGGCTTGAATCTAACAAAGTCCAGATCAGTGAGCTTTCAAGCTCATTTGAAGAAGATGACCTGTATTACCATGGACAAATGCCATACATCTATTATGATGATGAAAGATTCAATCTTGGATCATATTATTATGCTATAAAGCGCCATAGCAAGATACAAGAAGCAAAAGACATTCTAGAGTCTATCAATTTTACAAATGACGTGAATGATGTCATTAGAATGAATGGATTTTTGCTAAGCAATGATTTTCTTTCAGTAGCGATTGACACATTAGATTCAATCACGCAGATCATAAAGAACAAAAAACCTCACCATCAGCTTTATCGTTATCCTAAAGACGAAAAGAAAGTAGAAAAGCTTCTAGATTCTAGAAAGAAAGATTCTGCATATCTTATAGTAGAAAGAATAATCAACGGCTTAGCTCAGCTTCTGAAGAGCACTGAATATAGTGAACTCACTTCAAACATCCCATATGCTATTATGCATCAAGATCTTTCTACAGAAAAAGACATCAGTGCAGAGATAAGCACCGAGATAAGCATTGACTTGCGTCAAAAGAACATTGACGTAATGACATTGAACTCATTAGTAGATTTGACTGTGTTCAAGCACACAGTCACAGATTTGAACAAGAATGGAGACAACTATTATAAATTCTCCAATTGCAAGACTGTAATATTCAGTCTTGATGACCACTTGTTCTGCAGATTAGGAAACAGCGAAGTATACCAATTAGTCTAGTCTGTCATATATGTTCGTCAAAAATGCGCCATATATGAACTGCTTCATGAATATGTCATAAGGGAATATGCAGAACCCTTTAGCTCCAAAGTCAGTTCCCCACTGGTTTTGGACGATGATTCCTGATTTGTTCCATCCACAGATTGTCATGCAATGCCCACCAAGTGGCTTTCCATTTCCAGTGACTAAGTATTTTCCATTGGTCAGATTATACATGTCATCTGTTATCTTGAACCCGCCAAGCATGAAATCATACTTGAAGACCGCTTGCTTGACTTTGTCGATGGTATTTTCAGTTCCATCATTCCTGATGGTTGTTATTTTTCCATCAATGTCTCCAAAGATTCCAAATTTCAAAGCGCATGACAATCCAACTTCAGGGAATGTCCCTTCAACTCGTGGCCTTCCATCAACTTTCTTGCATTCTTTATACAAGTCTAATGCATTGAAGTTCATTGGAAAGCCATTTCTTCTCCAGAAAACAGATTCAGCAATTGAGCATGTAGAATAGCATACGCATGCAGAAGTATTTCCTTGGTTGTCAACCGGAGAAAGGCGCTGCCTGTTGTCTATCTTCAATGGAAGAACAAGATTGTCTATTGGCACAAAATTGTCCTTTTCTTTCTTTTGGAAGAAAACTGAGTCTAGTTTGATGTTTTTGTATATCTTATTGAGCTTCATTGTTGAATCACACTAGTGGTGTCAGTCAATTCCCATTCTTCCCAGATGAATCTTTCACCAGCAAAATCATCTTCATCACTATTGTATTTTCTGTAATCATTGAACTTTTTGATAAGTTTTCTATTGAATTCATCGATTTTAGAATTCTTGAAAACAATTTTGTCTTCAGAATCAGAAACATCAACCAGAAGGTTATAAATAGTTCTGTTGCTTAAAATCCAAATGGAGTCATTTTTGTCAAATTCTGCTTTCTTGCTGTCAATGACTATTTCATTTTTACTTGTATATCTGCCTTCGAATGGATATGCAGCAGTCAAATTCAATTCACTTTTTGTAGAAAAGCATCCGCAAAGCAATGTTGCAGACAATATTATTGTTGATATTAATTTTTTCATTTTTTAGTATTTCCTAGTTTTTTAGATGCATCAATCAAATCATTCAAGCTTCCATTAGCTGCTGCATTTTCAAGCTCTTGCTTAGCTGCTTCAATTTTCTTTTTCTTTTCTTCCTCTTTTACCTGGTCTCTATATTTCATATAGTCTTTGAAAAGAGTATGCAACTTACTTAAGACAGATGGAAAAAGCAATTTTACGCCAGCGGCACCAAGCAATGTAAGCAATAGAATTTTCATCAGCGGTTTCTGTAAAATATATTTAAGTAAGTCGAACTATAATTACTTTTTTGAAATATGGCAGATAAAATAATTGAATTTGGAACAAATGTCCACAGCAAATTTTTGACAGCAGTAGAGAAAACAGCTGACTTTGTAGCAGCTACTATGGGTCCTAAAGGCAAAAACATTGTAATGAGCCAAGGACGTAGCACTAAAGTGACAAAAGATGGAATCTCTGTAATAAGGTATCTTGATTATTCAGATCCATTGGAGAATACTGCTCTATGTCTGCTTCGTGAAGCATCTGAAAAGACAAATTCAGTAGGTGATGGAACAACCGGAACATGCGTTCTAGCAGCTTCAATCTTCAAAGAAGGAGTGAAGACACTTAACTTTGGAGCTAATGGAATCCATTTGAGGAATGGAATCCAGAAAGCAGCAGAGATTGTTGTTGAGTCTGTCAAAAAGCAAGCAGTCCAGATAGACAACAACAACGATTTGTTCAGAGTTGCTAAGATTTCTTCTAACCATTCTGATGAAATAGCTAATGCTTTAGTAGAAGTATTCTCAAAGATTGGTGAAAATGGAACCATCAAAGTAGAGCCAGGAAATAGGAAGATTGAAACCCGCGTCGTCGAAGGAATGCAGTTCCAGAATGGATATTCTAATCCATACTTCGTCAATAGAGACAATATGACATGCGAACTAGACAATGCATATGTGTTCATCATTGACAAGAAGATCTCAAACATTTCTGAAATCCTTAAGCCAATTCAAGCAATAACAAAAGAAAAAAGAGCTGTCCTTATCATTGCTGAAGAAGTAGATGGAGATGCTATTTCAACACTAGTTCTTAACAAAGTCCGTGGAACATTGAATGTCTGCGTTGTCCAGTCTCCATCATATGGGCAGAACAGAAAGAACATTTTGTCTGACATTGCAGTTCTTACAGGAGGACAAGTAGTATCTGAAGACACGGGAATCATCCCAGATGAAGCTGTTCCAAGTTCTGGATATCTAGGGACAGCCAAGAAGATCATTGTCTCAAAAGATTCAACAACTATCATTGAAGGCCTCGGGTCAAAAGAAAAGATCCAAGAAAGAATTGAGCAGCTTAAAGCTCAGATTGAGCAGACAGAAGATGAATTTGACAAGAAGAAAATGAAAGAACGTCTAGCAAAGCTAGATGGTGGTGTTGGAATTGTCTCTGTTGGTGCTAATACTGAAGCCGAGATCAAAGAACGTCTTGACCTAGTCGATGATGCATTTTCTGCATGCAAAGCTGCATTAGTTGATGGAGTTGTAGCTGGTGGTGGTGCAGCATTGCTCTTTGCTAGAAAAGACCTTGACAAATATTTGAAAGAAAACCAAGGAAACCTCAATGATGATGAAGTGTTTGGCTTCAAGATATTAAGCAAAGCTCTTGATGCGCCAATCCAAAGAATAGTTGGAAATGCTGGTGAATCTCCAGATGTCGTCGTCAAGAAGATCCTTGATGAAGACAAAGAGCAATATGGATATGATGTCCTTACAAAAACATTTGGAAACATGTTTGAGCTTGGAATCATTGATCCAACTCAAGTCATTGTCGCTGAAATAGAAAATGCAGCGTCAATTGCTTCATTGCTACTGACTACTGCTGGCGCTATTGCTGAAAAGCCAGAATTGCAGCCACCATTGAACAATCAATAGAATATATTCAGGCGAGTGATATAGACTTTTCCAAATGTTCCAGACTGAGATCCAATAGCGCAATCTTGATCATATTCATATATTTTGAATTTCAATTTGTTTGTCGTTATTGTTTGTCTATTGTTAGGTGGTGTCAATGTTACAGCTATTTTAGGAACATCCTGGACATTCAACAGCTCTGTTATATATCCTGAAAATCTTCTATAATATTGTGTTTCTCTTCCTTCATTGTCTCTCCACCAATGGTATTGGAATAAAAACAGATTTCCTGAATAGTGGTCTTCAGGTGGACTACTGTTCTTAATTGTACTATTTTCTTGATTATATGCTCCAGCACCAGGTCCTATAGCACTTCTTCCACCGCCCCATGATACAGGTTTAGTATTGCCATATGCAGCATTATAACCATCTTTGTGTAAAAATACTCTAGAAAATCCTGGCCAGCCTACATATTCTGGTTGGTGTGAATGGTGTTGTTCATTCAACCATCCTGAAAATTCAGCTTCAATTCTTTTAGCACCAACTATTTCTGGAATTGTAATTGAAAATTCTCCTCCATTTGGAGAAATCACAGGAACATTTGCATTATTGTATTCATTTTGATATGTTGATTCTTGACTTTCAAATCCATGAATAGTTCTAAATCTTACTTCATATTTTGAAAGATTTGTAGCTACAATATCAGTATTGAAAACTGCTGTCAAGCTTAAATCACCGGTCAAAGTGACGGTTTGATTTTTAGTGTATGTTCTTCCAGCACTATCAATCCAATAAGCAAATGATACAGTTATAGTGGAATTTCCTTGCCTATATGGAGGCCTTACAGTTCCAAATATGTCAATTCCTTTAATTCCAATTAAAAAATCAATATTTTGAAGTCTGTCTTCTATTCTTCGAACAGATGGGACAGAAGTAAAATTTGAAGTAGCTTGAGCATCAGTTATATTATATATGACTTTCCATGGAGGAATATATGCTGGCCATAATTCCAGATTGTGATACAAATTCAATCTTTGTCCTTCATTCAGTGTATAAGTCTTATAGCCATTGTTGTAAGTTCCAGCGTTTACTTGATCTGGAGACATGTTCCAACCTCTAAAGCAGTTTGGAAATGACATCATTCGTTCATAATCTAGATTAGATTGACCTGAATTTGTAAATTGAAGTATAGATTTAGACTGTAATGTATATGAATCTCCAGGATGGATTTTTGCATCTCCTTGTGGATCAATTCTTCTTATTTCAGAATTTCTTTGCTTTGTCAAGTGATATGAGACTGTTAAATTTCTACTAATATCTTGCTCTGTCAATAAAACATAGTAAGTAGTTGCAATTGCAGCATTTGCATTTACAAAAGCATTTAACAGATTTGTAACGTCTTGCTGTTTTATTGGTTTTATTGGTTTTTCAGGATCATATGGTGCAATAGCATCTATTGCATTCTGCAATGCAGTTTTTTGAGAAGATGGAACTTTTTCTAGATATTCTTCTTTTGTCTTTATTATAAATTTACTGTTTTCGTTTTTATTGTTTAGAACATGGTTGTTGTGTTCTCCAAGTATATTTATATCATTGAAATAACCATATCCTTCATACTGGCTTCCCATACTTCCATCAGTTCTATTGATGCATTTCCATAAGACTCTTCTAAAATTTGTAAAAGGAATAAAAATATTGTAGAAATAATTAACTAGATTGTCTTTTTCTATGATATTTCTAGCTATTGGTTTTTTGAAATTTGATATTGTAGGGTGAGGCCGTAGCAGATATGTGTTTCTATTGTTATAGAAATCATCACCTGTATCTAAATATATAGTTTTTCCAGGAAAACATGTTCCATCAAAAATTTTTTTAGCATAGTTGACTTCAAATTCGATTACATCAGATGCTAAAATCACATTATAAGTTCTATTGTCTACAGGATCTGTTATCTGCTTACTCATAATTTTATTTAATTACTTTCCGTGTAAAATATAATAAAAGTATGTATAAGATTGAAGGCAAGATATTAATATTTTCTGATTTGCATGTTGGATTGAAAAGTGGTGCTACTTCACGACTTAAGATCGTTGCATTGTGCATCAAAGAGATCATCAACAAGATAAAAGAAGAAAAGATAGAATCAATCATATTCTGTGGAGACTATTTTCATTCAAGGAAATCCATAGAGTTGAACACTTTAGACACTGGCTACAGGATGCTGAACATTTTGTCTAAATATGCAAAGATCTATCTTATAACTGGAAACCATGATCTTTTCTACAAGAACACTAATGACATTGCTTCAATCAATATCTTCAAAGACAACAAGAACATTGTAGTCATATCTGATGTTGAAGAAGTAGACATAAATGGGCAGTCAGCCATCTTTGTTCCATGGAATGCTGACTTGTCAAATGTCCAACAGTCTAAGTATGATTTGATGTTTGGGCACTTTGATATATCATCAAAGTACCTTATTGCTTCTTACATTGAAGCAAATTCAAAAAGGATGAAGTTTGGAAAGACAAATTTCATTGAAGAACTGATGAAGTCTGATTCATTGCTAAATGAATCAAGCACAGATGCTTCATTAGAGTCAGAGATTTCATATATCATAAAAGAAAACCTGAAATCTAGTGACCTTGTTGGATCATTTGTAGAAATAGTGAAACAAGGCGGGCAGGTCTATGCTGGACATATCCATGAGCATAAAGAGTTCAATACAAAAGGGAGAGAATTCATCTTTGTGGGTTCTCCATACCAGCAGAACTTTGGTGAAATGAATTCAATCTGTGGGTTCTATGTCTTAGATGAAAAGAACAAAAGAACATTCTATAAGATAAACACTGTACCACGATATATAAAAGTGCTGAATTCTGAAGTAGATTCAGCAGGAATTGACAAATATGACTTCTCAATCGTAAAGAACAATATTGTCCAACGAGTCATTGACAAAGAGCTTCCAAGAGACATTGAAGCTCAAATATCTCAAAAGATAACAGATAATTTTCCATTTGAAGAAGCATTGTCAGAATACAACATCAAAGTAGACACAATCTTAGAAAGCAACTCTGAAGTAGACCAGACTGCAGAATTGATCAAAAAATCTAAGCTGGACTACATTAAGAAATACATTGAAGGAATTGACAAGAAAGTTCTTACTGAAAACAAGCTTGAAGCTGACAAACTGTTCAAAGTCCTAGAACACTACTATCTGAAAGTTGAGGAAAGTGCTTGATGAAACTTAATTTCAAGAAAATCCAGATACATAATTTCAAATCATTTGCTGATGAGACACTAGATTTCCATTCGGTGAATGGCTTAGTTCAAGTCATTGGAAACAACTTAGACTTAGTCAATGCTCAGAATGGAAGTGGAAAGACTAGTCTTTTCTCAGCTATACTTTATTGCTTGTTTGGTGAAATCGATCAGAAGATCAAGAACAAAAATTTGAAGAATCGGTATGTAAGCAGCAAAGACTTGAGTGTAGGCTTGCTGATAGATGCAGACAAAAGTTCTTATAAGATAGTAAGAGGATTGACAAAGAACAACACTACTTATCTGAATGTCTATGATGTCACTGATGGAAATGAAAAAGACATAACAAAAGCAACATTAGTTGACACCCAGGCGTTCATAGAAAATGAAATTCTCCACTGTGACATTTCTATCTTCTTGAGGACTATTTTTCTGACTTCGGACCAGAACTACAATTTCTTCAGGCTTACAAGTTCAGCTAAGAAAGACTTCATAGAAAAGCTTTTCAACATCTCTGTCTTTGGAGAGATGTTTGACCTTATCCATAAAGATTCACTAACATTCAGCAAGAACATTTCTGCATTGCAGAACCAGCTGCTAGTCTTGACAAAGAACAATGATGATTTCCAAGAAAGATACAACAATTTTGACGAAAAGAAAAAAGAGACTTTGTCAGAATTGAAGGCAAAGATTGAAGAGCTTGACAAAGAGCTTTCATCTCTGAAAGGAACAAATGTAGAGATGAACTATTCAAGCCAAGAGAAGATTTCTGAGAATATCCAAAGGGCAGAGACTTTCAGGACAAACTTCAACAAAAACAAGGAAGAAGCTGAAAGAAAGCTGAAAAGCATTGAAAATGAAATCCATAAGCTAGACACTAACAAAGTCTCTAACCAGAAAATAGTAGAAAAGCATACTGGAATCTTGAAAGTAGTCTGTGATGACTGCAAGCCAAAAGTCTTAAAATACTACAATCTAGATAAATATCTCAAAGAGATAAAAGCAATTGACCTAAAGCTAGAGAAAGACAATGCTGACAAGAAAGACGTAGAGAAAGAAATTTCTGACAACAAAGCAAACTTAGAAAAAGTTGAAAAAAAGATAAAAGAGCTTAATGACAAATTGAATGAACTGACAATAGAATACAACAAGATCATGTCTCAGGTTTCATTCAAAGAACAGCAGCTGAAGCAGTTGAATTCCCAGTATGAGAAAGAAGAATCATCTGAGAATCCATACAAGCAGCTTTTTGAAGAGAACAAGGTGAAGTTGAATGATGTCTCTGGAAAGCTAGAAGAACTAGATTCAAAATACAATTATTTGAAGTTCGCCGAGAACATTGTCTCACAAGACACTTTGAAGAAATTCATCATCAAAGACCTTGTCATTCTTCTGAACAACAGAATAAAGACATATCTTTCAAAGCTTGGAACGACATACAATTGCGTATTTGATGAAAATATGGACTACCACTTTGTTCCAAACAACTCAGAAGAATGTGAATATGGGAACTTTTCTGCAGGTGAAAGAATGCGTCTTACAATTGCTGCATCTTTTGCATTCAGGGATTTCTTAGCTACAAGGAACAATTTGACTAGCAACATCCTTGTCTTAGATGAGTTCATTGATTCAAACTTAGACAGTACAAGCGTCGAAGAAATCTTGAAGATTCTCCAGTCATTCACTAGAGCATACAACCAAGAGATATTTGTCATATCACACAGGAAAGAGATTGACACGTCAATCTTTGATTCATTGCTTCTAGTCAAGAAAGAAAACAACATTTCACATGTAGAAATACAAAAGAACGAGAAATAACATGTCATTTTTCAAAAAAGACAAATCAAAAAAATTTTCAGATTCATCAGTTGATCCAGATTCTCTGAATTCAGCTAGTGTAATCCAGAATACAACAGAAAAAACAGAAAATATGGAAAATGTAAAAGCAGAAAAGCCGCCTATGCCAAAGGCTCCAACAATTGACCAACTTAAGACAATTGAACAGATCAACAACACTCCACCTCCAAGAATGAAGACGTTTGACATTCTTGTCATTGATGAAGACATTGACGACAGTGGAAGAGTAATTCCATCAGAGCATCCTGAGAATGGAGTAAAAGCAAGCTCTGCAAGAGAATTAGTAAGCCTTTTTGCGCAATGTGGGCAGAAGATCAAAATCATACGAGAATATGATGACAGGCCAATGCCTCCTCCACAGCCGATGATTCCACCAGAAAGAGTCAATGCAAACATTGACAAGATCCTTTTGACTGGCCAAGCTGTCCCACAGCATGTCCCAATGGCACAGCCTAGAGCTCCAGAGCCTCCAAAGTTCTTTGAGATTGGTGGAGTCAAGTGCAAGCTTGAAAATGGAAAGATGTTCCAAGAGCAATGGGTAAGAGTAGATTCTACAAAGTATCGTCTTATTGCAGACAACACTAACAAGCTTGTTTCAATGAATGGAAAACATCTAGAGACGCTTAAATGGGTCCAGATTGAAGGCAATGATGGAGGATCAGAGAATGCTTAACATAAAGATTGCTATTCCTTGCAAAGGTTCATCTGAAGAAGTCCTTCTATTCAACAATCCAAGATTTCTAGAAGAACGAAAAAAGCTAAAAGATGAAGGTGTTGCTTGCATAGACACCATTGCAAATGTCAACAACACATATACGCTGACTCAGTTTGGAAACAAAATGATTGATGAATCAAAAAATGACTATGACTATTTGATTCTTATGCATTCAGATGTTGATCTGTCAATCTATGACTTTGTCAAAAAACTAATTGAGACTAAAGACAAATATGATGTTGTTGGAATGGCTGGAACTAAGAAACTTTTCATATCTCAGTCACCTTTGACATGGTTCACTGGATCAAACAGATTCAAAGAAGACAGATATGGAAGAATCACTCATGACCATGATGGGTTTATGGTAGAGTCATTCTTCAACGAAAAGAAAAAGGATGTGACTGACACTGAAGTTCTTGCTATTGATGGTCTTCTCATGTGCTTAGACAAGAAGGTATTGAATGACCCAAAGACAAGATTTGATGAGAATTTCACATATGACTTCTATGATTTAGACTTCTGCATCAATGTCCAATTGAACACAGACTACAAGATTGGAGTAATTGTTCTTCCAACTATACACAAATCTGTTGGAAAAGCAGTCTTAGACAAAGAATTTCTTGTTCCTGAAAGGAAATTCCGCGTCAAATGGAATGACAGACTGAAGTAATTAGATCAAATCTGTTTGTTTTGTTGTATATGGGTATGGGTTTATTTTAAATCCATACTCATTTAGTTTCATGACATTCTCTTTCCAGTTTTTCCCATGGTCAAAGCACCTTCTTATAGTATGGCACAGCTCATGGAGAATTATGTTTATCATCGCTTCTTTGTCATTCTTGTACTGGTCATAGAAAAGAGATGTCATATATATCTTATAGCCACGGATATTTCCAATTCGTATCCGTTCACAATAAGCATAGCAGTCATTTCTTTTTACAAATTGGACATTGTCATCAATGCAATCTGAAATTGGAATGCCATATTTCTTGCAGATTTTAATTCCTTTTGCAAGAGCTCTAGAATAATTGTATTTTGGATAGTCTCTAATGTCATGAGAATATTCCACAACAACTAGTTCTTCAGCTTTCTTCTTTTTCTTCATTTCAGATTTTCCTCAGTGAGAATTATGAACTTGTAGCCTTTAGCTTCTGCAAGTAGTTTTGCTGCTTTCCATTTAGACTGGTTCTTTATCCAGTTAGTATGTTCTCTTATATTGTCTTTCTTTGGTTCATTGACTTCACGCGCGCTTTTTACTTCAATCCAGACACGCTGCTGCTTGCTTTCATTTTGCTTCACTGTAGCTACAAAGTCAATCCAATAGTTTCGGACTTTCCCATTTGATGAATCATCCCTGTATTTTATTGAAAACTTCTCATATGACCAAGACAGAATGTTTGGGTTATGGTCAAGATACATCATAAGACGATATTCAAGATTAGACTTGTATACCAGTACATTTGGTTTGTTTTCAATTTTTTCTGGATGCAATGGAATAAACTTACCAACAGTATTATGGTATTTTCCATGCTGTCCTGGATTTACTTTTACACCCATTTTATACTTTTGGCCAATCTTTTTGCCCGATCAATTGATTTGGTTGATGCTCATCATTCCGTATCCAATGACTTACATTTGTGTAGACACCATTCTCATCAATGCTCCAACGAAGAAGATCATAGTCTGGATCAGCAAGTCTGCCGCTATTCACATCATCGAAATACTTATTAATATCATACCTGACGAAATCAGAAAGAATCAATGGGTCTCTAAATGGAACAACATGGAAGTCAAGGCAAAGAGCTTGAATGTTAGGAGTGAATCCGTCATAGATAGTACTAATTTCTGTATCTACGGAAACTACAACATCATTAGAAATAAATGTACTGACAACAGGTGTAATGACTGTCCTTGGACCAAGAGGAACGCGGGAAGATCCGCCGAAGATGTATGTCTGAAGGGTGAATGAAAATGTAGAAGTCTGGATGTCATCAACATTGTTGTCGAGCTCTTCAGGATGCTCTTCCATTATGGTATCGCCAATAATGACTTGACTATGGTATGCGACATTTTCAAATTTTGGATGCTGAGACCTTATATATAAATCACCATTGAAGAATGGCAAGAAATTAGATACAATCCTGTTGTTGTCATCTGGGTCTTTTGTTATTACCGTGACTGTATATTCTATATCAATAGGCACAGGAGCTAAAAGGTCATAGTTTATCTGCTTGCTAGATGCTGAATTGACGACTTCATTGTGGACATTGGCTAATCTTGCAGTATTTCTTGTTATGGAATTTCTAGTTATTACAATCAATGGGAGTGATGGTATTCCAGCTTTGTCTGGATTCTCGAGGTTCTTAAAGACACGAGAACGGTTTCCAATAATGCAATTTACTGGAACTTCAACTCTTTTGTTGTTTATAGTCTTGTCTATTACTATATTATTAAAAAGTCGTTTAAAA